TGCTGCTGCTGGGTCATCCCAGCGAGCTTCGGCTGCAACTGAGCGATGGCCGATCCGAGTCCAACGAACTGGCCGGACGAGTTGTAGAAGCTGACACCGAGAGACTGCTGAGCAGCAGCAGCGGCTGTGGTGGGGGCGAGGATTCCGTCCAACGTGGTGTTGATCGCCGACAGGGCCTTCCGACCCGTCTCTCCGTGCTGGGCCAGTTCGACCATCAGTCCGCCGACCTGACTGATCGGAGGTGTTACGTCCCCGAGGGTCGAGTGGAGTTTGTCCATCGCCGCAGCGACGGCTTGGACTCCGGTACCGGTGATCCGGGACGCGTTGTAGAGAACGTTGGTGACGCTGGTGGCGCCAGCGGCCTTGATCCCGTACGCCTGCATGGTGGCGGCTAGGGCAGCGGTTGCCGAGTTGAGGTTTGTCCCGGTGCCTTCGGCTAGGTCCATGGCCGCATTCATCACGGTCATTGCCTGGGAGGCGCTGAGGGCCTTTCCCTGCGTCGCCCCGAGTTGGCCCGCTACCCCGGCATAGGCAGAGGCGATCTGCTGGCCCGAGAAGATCGTCTTGCCGGCGGTGTCAAGGAAGGCCGCCCCGATCCTCTGGGCAGCACTTGTTGAAATGTCGGCGTTGGCGGCGATCGAGGCGACCGTGCTCTGGAACTTGCTGGCCAGGTCAACCGAATAGGCGCCAGCGGACACCACAGCGGCGCCGATACCGGCGAGGGCGTACTTGCCGATGGTCCCGAGTTTGGAGAAGTTGGACGATCCGGAGTCGGATAGGCCCTTGACCTCGCCCTTGGCCTCGGCCATTTTGGCAGTGAACTCGGAGGTGTCGGCCCTGAGAACCGCGAGGATGTCAGCAGCCATCTACGCCGACCACTTGGCCCACGCCTTGGCGTACGCCTCCTCGAAGATGGCCTTGGCGCCATCAGCCTCGGCGGCGGACACGGCGGCGACCATGAATCCGTACTTCGCTTCCATCTTGGACCGGTACATGGGGACTCCTCGCACTTCGCCTGCCGTGCTTTCGCCGTTCTTCCGCGAGAAGGTGCGGCCATTTTTGGCTGCGTTGATTGCCGCTAGGGCTCCCCCGCCTTGGACCTTCCCGTAGCGGACGATCCCGGTGCCCTTCTTCTTGGTCCCGAACGGGCCGACCTTCAGCTCAAAGGCGTCGTCCGTGCTGGACAGCCGACGGGCGTTGGCGATCGACCGACGGAGGTTCCCCTTTTCGGCCATGGCCCGCGGGTCCGAGTTGCCTCGGTAGACAGGGGCCTTGGACTTGGCCACCCGGGCGACATACCGACCGGTGGCCCGCAGGGCGTACATGGTGGCCCGACGGGTCGGGTCCTTGATGTCCACCGTCATGACGTCGAAGTCCGACGTGTCGAAGTGAAACGAAATGTTGTCGTTACCTGCCACCGAACATCCCCGCTATCTGTCTCTGTTGCGCCTCGTCGCGCAGTTCGCTGTAGAGGGCGTGGATGCGGGGCAGGGCGAGGAACTGGAGAGGGGACAGCTGCCCCTCCTCTGGCTTCCACCACGGGCACGCCTGGCCGAGCAGGTACGCCTCATGGGCCTCGGCGATCCAAGCGGGTAGGGGACGAACGAGTGGCTTGCCTTCCAGAGCCGCTCTCAGGGCTCGGAAGGCTTGGTAGGGCTTTCCTCGTCCAGGTTGGTGCCGAAGTCCGGGTTGAGCATGGTGCGGTACTCGTCGCCGGCACAGTGGTCCTGGATCTGCTTCAGTGCGGCCGTGGGGACATCCATGAGGTGCTCCAGGTCGACGGGTACATCCTCACCGTCGAAGTGCCATGCCTTGACGACGGCGAGCACCAGGGCGTTGGCCAGGTCCTCCAGGGTCTCCAGGCTCCCGGACTTGATCATCTCCCGACCAGCCTGCTGCATTTCGCTGTTGGACAGGTCGCCGTCCGGAATGGCGATGTCGGCGGACTGCTCCAGGTTGCGGAAGAACACCTTGCGGTAATCCAGGGTCCGCGAGTGGGGGATCTTGTTTGCGTGACGCAACTCTGCCCAGTCGCCGTCTCCGAGGTCGATGCGCAATGTGGTGCTGCCTTTCGCTGGTCAGTAGGGGGTGGAGCTCGACCCCGTGTTGGTGCCGACGCTGAGGGTGGCCTTGATGGGCGACTTCCCGCCGCCGGCAGTCGAGGCGTCGGTGGCGTTGGCGATACCGGACCAGCTGCCTTCCAACTTCACGTAGGCCCCGTCGTTGACCACGTGGACGTCCTCGAAGTTGGCCACCGAGTTCTGGAGCACCAGTCCGTTCGTGGTGGTCGCCGACGGCACTCCGGGGTTGGCACCACCCGAGTTCCCCTGCAATGCAGTGAGGACGATGGCCGGCTGGGTCTGGTTGATGTAATCGTTCAGGAGTGTGCTGTTGGTCATCACGATCGACGTGGACACCGTGCAGGAGATCGGGCCACCGAACAGGGCGAGCGGGTCCTGGATGCCCTGCAACGTGTTGATGGCGGCGAACTCCTCCCGCTTCAACTGGTACTCGGCGGTTTCCACCAGGCCCGTGTAGCTGGAAGCGATGGTGACCGACGCCTGGCGGGACGGGAGTGGCTTGAACGACGAGAACCCGACAGCCAGTGCCGTAGCGGGCGAGGGGTTGGTGATGACCCCGGTGGCGAATGACATGCCCGTGGCCGTCCAGGTGGTGAGGGCGGTGGGGTCGAACTTGATGGTCAGGTCGGAGATGACCGACTTGGCCGCCACCCGGAGTGTGTTGTCGCCCGGGTTGTACCAGTAGAAGACGTACGGGGTGGGCTGACCGTTGGACGCTGCCGAGTTGGCGGGCGAGAAGGCGTAGGTGGTCGGGTTCGACCCGGAAGTGGCCGTGTAGTCGTAGGCGCCGAAGAACGACCCGAGAATCCAGCCGAACTCGTCGGGGACCAGCTGGCCCTCGAACGACAGTGCGCCGACCCGCATGCCCTGCTGGGCACCGAACACCATGGCCTGCGAACCCTCGTAGCCGGTGTCGTAGAGCTTGTTGTCGTAGTTGTCCGACACGCCGATCTTGGTCATGCGGAGCAGGGCGGTGGGGCCGATGCCCGTCGTCAGCTGGAAGTACACGTAGGCATTGGCCGAGTGGGCATTGGCCGTGGCCGCGCACGTCACGGTTCCGGACGAGTACGCCGACACGGTGACCTGCTCGGTCAGCGGGCCGTCCACGATGGTCATGGTCATGGACGAGGTGGGCGCACCGACCACGTTCTGCAAGGCGATGGATGTGGACCCCGATGGGTAGTTGGCGCTCAGGTTCCCGTTGACGGTGTCCTTGTAGACACCCATCCATACGCGATAGTTCGACTGGGGTGCAGCCATCAGGACTCCTCGGGCTCGGGTTCAGTGCGGGCGGCCTTGGCTGCCGGCTTGGCGGGTTCGTCCTCCACCAGTTCCCAATGCTCAGGGGAGGGTGGCTGGTCGAATCGGGTGGTGAAGTCGTGGCCGATACGGCGGTACTGGGGCACGGGGCCTCCTCAGTTCAGGGTGGTGACGTCGACCATGACGGTGATTTCGCAAAGTCGGCCGATGGGTCCCTCGTCTTCGTTGTCTCCCCCGGTCCACACCGGTTGCCCGCCTGAGGTCCCGGCAGGGAACGCCTGGAGAACTTCGCTGCCCAGGGAGGGATCGGTGCGCACGGCCGTCTCGACATAGCCGACCAGGGTGTAGGCCCGGTTCAGTGAAGCCAGCGGGTCGGGATCACCAGACCATGTGGACACCAGGCACTCGATCGTGTAGTGCTCTTCCAGGGCGTAGAGCGAGTAGTCGCCGATGAAGGTCTGTGGCTTGACAGCCCGGCGAACAGTCGTGCCGACTTCGATCATGTCGTCGGTCAGATCCATACCCGGTTCGCCGTAGTAGACGAGCACCTGCTGTGAATAGGGATCTTGAATCAACTGGTTCTGAATCAGATTGAACAGACCCGCCATGGCCAGCGGGACAGTGGAGACGGGGATGGTCATACGATCGAGGCGTGGCGCTTGTTGGGAACAAGCAGCTCACGGACGCTGTTGGGGACAAAGAACCCGAAGATTTGGCGACCCGGTTCTCCAAAATCGGCACCGCCGCCGCCGGGCTTCGGGCGCCCCTGCTGGGTCGACTGGAACTGAATGCGGATCAGTTCGAGGGTGGCGTGCTGGACGTTGACGGGCACCGTTGTATATCCGGCGGTGTAGACCACGTGGACCGACTGGGGAAGGGATGGGAAGGCGATGATTCCGCCGCCGGCTGATCGCCGAACGATCCGACTGCCGTCGAGCTCCACCGAGTAGATCTGGCCGCGGTCCGGGCTTTGGACGATCGGCAGGACGTACTCAATCGGTCCCCGGTACTCGCTGCAAGCCAACAGATTGATGACCGGCCGGTTCCTCAACTGGATGAAGTGCTGACCGCCGTCGTACCATTCTTCGATCTGTCGCTCGAGGATCGGCCCGGTGATCTGCTCGATGACGGGGGTGACGTCGTTGATGAACCGGACGAGCTTGGCGTCCCTGGACTTGTCCTGGGTTGAGATGCCGAGATATTCCTTGACCTCACCAAGTGAGACCAGCGTGGCCCCGCCGGCGGTCGACAGGTTCTCCTCAATGGAGATCTCGAAGTAGCCGTCGGTCGGCGAGGTGACCAGCACTCCGTTCGACTGGGTGACCTGGAACTCGGCGGCGTAGATACCAGCCGCCGCCGTCTGCGCAGCCGTGAACGTGTACGACACGTTGGCCGAGTTCGTATCCACGATCGTGGCGGGGGAATTGATGACCGGGCTGGACGCCGACAATGCCCGCATGACGAAGTTGACGGATGCTCCGGTCAAGTTCAGCTTGTTGCCGTTGGCGTCGACAAGGCCCACCTGCCAAGTGGGTGTCGATCCCTGCTTGGTCACGAAGTCGGCCATGAGGTCAGACCTCCATGGTCAGATGAACCAGAGTTCGACGGATGCTCCACCGACCGTGGCGTGGATGATGACCTGTGTCTGACCGGATACAAGCGGCCAGGCGACCCACGGACCGGACGGGTTGACCGGCAAGCCGGTGTCGGCAGGGTCCAGGTTGGACCGCAGGTACAGGGCCGAGGTGTTGGTGGACGGGATGAAGATGGTGCACCCGACCGCCAGAGAGGGAACCGTGAAGATGTTGTCACCAGTGGCAAGGGTGGCGTCCAGGATGGTGCCGACCGTGGAACCGCCCGACATGGTGTTCGGCCCCATGATTTTTTCGCCGCCCTGCAACCCGGCGGACATGCCGGTGATGGTGAAGGAGCCGGCCACTAGACGGAGATCTTGGGCGGCCGGCCACGGCGAACCGGGCGGGGCGGCACGGCAGCCTCCTCCATCGGCGCAGATTGGGCCGTCTCAAACCGGAGGTCGGACAGTGCCGACGGTTCAAGTGGAGGGAACTCGCCCGCCGCCTTGAGCGGTTCGGGTTCCGAGTAGCCGAGGTGGGCTAGTTCGGCGGTCATCGCCTTGTAGACCCCACGGTCGCCCCGACGAAACGCATCGGCGCGAGTGGCAAGGAACATCTCTTGCTTGGTGGTCATGGGGACTCCTCTTTTGGAACTGTGTTACGACAGATCGGCCCGTCCCCCGTCATGCGAAGGACGGGCCGATTCGTCAGGTGAGGAACAGGACCGGAGCCACGGCCTTGGCCGAAGCCGAGGCAATGGTGGCGGCGGCGGTGCCGGCCAGAGCCGACCCGGCGGTGCCGGCCAGGAACAGCGGGCTGGTGGCCGAAGCGACCTGCCACTGGTAGTTGATGCCCGTGGGAGTACCCACCGACAGCGCCGTGCAGACGGTCCCGGCCGTGATGGAGATCCCGGCGTAGATGAACCCGTTGGGGGCGTTGGTGGTGGTGATGACCTGGGGGGTGGCCAGGGTGTAGGTCACGATGCCCGACTGGGCGGCGATGGCCATCGTGGTGGCATCGGCCGACTGTGCAAGCAGCGCCGGTGCGGTGCCTGTGCCGGCGTACACGGCGGCGAACTGGTGCGTCGGGGTCGCGGCGGCGGTGTTGCCCACCACGAAGCTGACCTTGCTCACCGTCGATCCCACGTCGACCGGCACGGGCACGAAGGCCAGCACTCCGGTACCAGCAAGGGCGCCGTCCGTCATGTTGCCCACCGACCACTCGGCGTTGGACCGAGCAGGGACGACGGGGTTGACAGCGTTGACCAGCCCGCCCACCAGGGCGAGCAACGGGTTCTGCAATGCGTACTTCGAAGAGACGAGGTCTCCGGCCATGGTGATGGCTCCTTTGTGAGAGTGGACTGAGTTCGGGTCGGTGATCTGTGGCGGGGGCCGAAGCCCCCGCCACGAGGATCAGAAGGTGATGGACGTGACGGTCGAACCCGTCGGAGCGGCGAAGTACGAGCCCTCGGCGATGGCCAGCGACTGGCCGTAGCGGACGAGGAATGCGACGTAGTTGTACGTCTGGTACCGCAGCTCCAGCGTGCCGGACAGGATCTCGGGGAGGACCCGGAAACGGGGCTCGCCCTCGAACAGCCAGCAGTCGTCCCACTTGGCACCGATGGCCACGTCGTAGGAACCCGTGAGAGCACCGGAACCGTTGTCCGTGGTCGGCACGTTGGCGTCGATGTAGACGCTCGGGCCAAACGGGAGCTTGCCGGCGAGTCCCTCGGCGGGGACCATGTCCACGTTGATGGCGCCGGGGTTGAACGGCGAGAAGCTGGACGACTCCACCAGTGGGCGCCCGGTGCTGTCGAGCGTGGTTGCGTACCAGAACCACCGGCGGGGGTGGAGCAGGAAGGCAAGGTTCGACAGGTCGAACCGGTTCCACGCGATGTTCGACGCCATGGCGCCGGTCACCTGCGGGAAGTAGGTCCCGTTGGGCGTGGCCTCGGTAGCCGTGATCACGTTGGTCCCAGACCAGTTGGACGACGGGTAGATCCCGAGCAGCTGCCCGCCGTTGAGGCTGGACGAGTTGGTCCCGTTGCCGTAGACCACCTGACGGTCCACCAGGCGGTTATAGTCCGCCATGAGGTCCTCGGTGATGACCTTGTCCACGATCTGCCCGGGCGACTGCTCGACCAGCTGGATGGCCACGTCCTCCTGGCCAGCAAGGGTCTTGACATTGGCGGTCACGGCGGTGTCCGTGTAGTCCTGGCTGGTCACAGCTCCACCGTCCGCTCCCTGCACGCCCACCTGGGTCAGCGTGGAGAGCTTCGGGATGTTGATGGAGTCGGTGCCCTCGGGCAGGTCCATGTTGTTGCACAGCCCGGCCGCGATGCGTCCGGCCCGCAGACCACCGATGTACTGGTCGATGAGCCACAACGGTGGCACGAAGTATCCGCCCTGGCCGTCGGTCCGGTTCGGGTTGACGCGCTTCTCGAAGGGGCTGGAGTCCAGTCCCCGACCGCTGAGTCCGATCGACCGGTTGAACCGGGTTTCGGATTCCTCGATCTGCTTGCGGGCCCGGCGCTCGCGCTCTTCCTGACGCTTGGGCAGCTCGACGTCCAGTTCCATCTTGTGACGCTGGATGCGCTCGCGAGCAGCCTCGGTGGTGGTGGTGGAGAAGGCGACTCCCCTGTCGGACAACTGGTCGGCAGCCATGTCCCGAAAGAACGAGACGTCCTTGCCGTTGTGCTCGTTGTAGGTGAGCGGCTCATGGACGATGGTGACCACGGTCTGCTGGGCCTTGGCGGCGGCCTTGCGCTGCTCAAGGATGACTTCGTACTGGCGGATCTCCTCATTGATGTCCTTGATGCCTTGTTCACGAGCGGCAGAGTCGGCACGGAATGCCTCTTCCTCTGCGGCGAAGGAAGCGACATCCTCGTCGGACTTCGACTCACGGGCCTCGAACTCCAGGCGAGCGGCGGTGCGGGCGGTCATGGACTCTTCCCATTCGTTGGCCCGAAGGGTACGAAGGGACTGGAGCGACTCAAGGTGAGTCGGCTCGGCGGCGGATTCTGTCATTGCTGAATTCCTTTCAGGAGCGCGTCAATGGAGACGCAGCGTTGATTGGTGGCTCCCAGGTGGTGCCTGCAACGAAGCGGCGGGTGGTGCGCCTCAAAAGGCGTCCGGCGCGGGCTTGTTCAGGTCCGGCGTGGCGGGGTACTTCGATTGGGTGTTGCTGCTAGAGGCTTATAACTGGCCATCCGCAAGCTAGGCATAGGAAATAGCCGTAGACAGGACGTCAGAATCCTGAGGCTACGACCATGCCGGTTCCCGTGACGGCGGCGATGCCTGCGGGGCGCCGAGCCGTGATAGCGGCGACGTAGTTGCGGAGCTGGATACGGGCCTGCAAGGTTCCCGACAAAACTTCTGTCCCCACCGACACGGTGGGTTCGCCTTCCATCAGCAGTCCGTCAGATACCCGGATGGCGATGATGGCGTCCTGGTTGGCGCCAGCGCCCAAAGTGGCGGGGATGGCGTCGTTCAGGTACACCGGAAAGCCAAACAGCGGGCCGATGGGGGTAGGGCCGACGTTGGAGTCAAGGTTCCCCGAGATGCCCACTTTGAACCCATCAAAGCCTCCTGGTGGGATAAAGGGTCTCGAAGAGCCATCGACAGCCGATCCGTACCATGTCCATCGAGCCGTGCGCATCAAGAAGCACTCGGGAGGCGCGTCTCTAGAATCACCGATCTGCGCCGCAGCCTTGCCGAGAAGCGGGTCCAGGAGAATCCCAGTTGGTGATCCGGACGTGAAAATCACCGAGTTGATGCTGGCTACATTGAGCACCCCTAGCAGCTGGTTCGACGCCGTGCCGCTGCCGTTGATGAGCTGGGCCTCAAGTTGCGCGTCGTAGGATGCTTGGAGGTCTTTGCCAAACATGAGGTCAAGATGTGGACCCGGTGGGCTTTGTTCAAGGAGTTGGAGAGAAACGTCCGATTGTCCGGCGATCGTCACGACGTTCGATGAGCCGGCCGCGTCGACAACGTCAGTCTCGGAGACCGCGGACCCGGGGGCCTGACCTGCCGTAGAGGTACCGGTTGAGATAATCGGCAGGTTGACCTGGGAGACACCCTTCGGCAAAGGGACCTGCGGATACAGGTCAGCCAGGACGCGCTCCGCCCGGTTCGCCGTGGCGAAGTTGGAGATTAACCAGGCTGGAGGGCTGAAGTAACCCCCCGTCCCATCCGTGGTGTTGGGGTTGGCCCTGGTCTCCATCTCGACGGCGTGGTGCTGGAGTCGTGATTCCGCGTCGGGGTCATTGTGGACCTTGGCCATGACGCGATCCCGGAAATAGCTCTGGGGGACGTCTTTCCGATACGTCATCGGCTCAGAGAGGACGCGCACGCGAGCGTCAGAGGACTCTGGCGTTTCCAGTGATGGTTCTGTGGCCCTAATGTCGGTGATGGTCATGCTTCCCCCCGGGCCCGCATCGCCGCCAGTCGTTGACGCGATTCCATTGCGTAGTTGGGCAGGACGATCGACCGGGAAGAAGCCGCTGGTGCATCGGACTCGCCGTCGGCGTTGGCTGACGGGTCGGTGTAGTTGAGCTTCTTGTCCTGAGCGATGTCGGGGTTGGTGACGCCGGCCAGTTCGGAGAGGACCACCTGTGCCTTGTCCACGCCCGTATCAGCGTCAGCCACAAGACTCAGGGCCGTCTTGATCTTGGCCAGGTTGGCGGACGAGAGAGAGGCGCCAGCTCGCTCCTCGGAGTCGATGAGTTCCAACGCGAAATCCACGGCTCGACGTTCGAAGTCATCAAGAGCACCACGGGTGGCGACCGACGTGGATGGGTTCGCGCCGAAATTCACGACGCTGACATCGCCTTTGTCGATCGATACCTCAGTCAATTCCCGCCGGGTGTAGTCGTCGTCCCAGTTCTGCCGGATGGCCTGGAAAGCGAAGGACATCTCGTTCATCAATCCAGAGCGGACCTTGCGGATGACCGTCTGGGAGTCCGGGTCGTCAGGGTCAAGTGAGGCTTCGACCTTTAGCCCCACACCGTCCTCGCGGAGCGACAGACTGCCGTTCTGGGTGGAGGCCAGGGGTAGACCGCCATGGTTGAGGAGCAGGTGGACCTGCGCTCCATCCGAGAGGGTCTTGGAGAACGCTCCCCGCTTGATGGTCTCCTGGTACCACCCTACGTCGTAGGGGCGGTCGAAGATGGAGGCGTAGCCGGACAGCTGGAGCTTTCCGTCCGGGGCGTCACGGACCTCCACCGGTCCGGTGTCGACCGTCCGGCGTTCGCGCCCCCGGAGTTCACTGGCCCGCTTCTTCCGGCGCTCCACGTCGGCGTTGAGGGCATTCGACTCGGAGTCAGCGGAGACGGTTCCGTCGCCTCCGCAATCAGGGCAGGTCGTGGAGCCGCCCTTGATCTTCCCAGAGCCCTCGCAGGTGGGACAGTCCTTGGTGTCAGCGCGAGTCTCATGGATCTCGTCTACAGCCTTGAGTTCGGGCAAATCGACCTCTTTCACGCCGTGGTCCTTGAGGTGCGCCGCTAGATGGGCGTAGACACCTTTTCGGTCGGCTTCAGGAATCGTGGTGCCGCCTCGCGCCCCGTTGAGGGCAGCGATGCCGGCTGAACACCCGGCGGTAGAAGCGGCACCGGGTTTGTGATTGGTGATGAAGTGGTGGACGAACCGCCAAGCACCCTTGGTCGTCTCGTCGGCGTCAGGATCGACCCAGGCGAACGAGTCGTCGCCGATGGCCTTTGTCAGCGGGGTCTCGAGATTCGATTCCTGCTCGGGGCCGTCCCATCCGGAGCTACTCGTTGGAGTGTGGTGTACGGGTACGGCCGGCATGGGGCCTCCTACTGCCCGCTGGGCGACTTCTGTGTGGCGAGGTTCGGACCCATCGGGTTGACGCCTCCAGGGGTGGGGGCACCGGACTGGGCCGAGTTGAGCGGCGCCATGGGATCGTGGGCCATCTCGTCGAACTCGGGACCAAGGGGCGGGAAGTCCTCCTCATCCCTGATGTCGGCGATGGTCTCCCAACCACCCGTGCGGCCGAGCATGTGAGCCTGGTAGCGGGTGAGCTTGTCGGAAGCAAGCCGGTGGTCGAGGTCGAACTTGACATACTGACCGGCCGGGACGCAGGCCGACAGCATGGTCTCCCACTTGAGGAGATAGGCCCCCACGGTGTTGCGGGTGAAACCGAGCTCCTGCTGCTCGATCCCGGTGCCCCAGGAGGTGGAGCGGTCGATAATCCCGATCATGTGAGGCGGGACCCGAAAGATCATCCCGGAGATCTCACCCTGGCTGAACTGTCGGGATTCGAGGAATTGTGCATCCTCGGGGGCGATGCTGATCTGCTGCCACTCGTACCCGGAGGTCAGGACGGCGGGGAGGTTCGCCTGGCCGATGCCCTGGTGCTGCATGTTCCATGCACGGGCGAGGGCAAGGGCCTCATCGGGTTCCAGGTCTTCGGGGACCTTGATGATTCCGTTGGGGTTGGCTGAGTTGGCAAAGAACGAAGCGCCGTAGAGGTCCTGGGCCCGGGCGACGCCGATGGTGTTGCGCAGGTACTCAACAGGGTTGAGGCCGATCACGGAACCGGGAACTTGGAGATTGCGGACATGCTTGATGTCGTCGATATCGACGATCTGCCCGCCGACCCGGTACTCAACCGAGCCGTCCTTCATGCGCCGCACCCGAACGTTGTCCGGATGGATCGGCTTCAGCTGGGATGGCAGCAGCGTGTTCGGGTCACGCATGGTGACGAGGCTGTAGGAGTTGCCCCGAAGCGTGAGGCTGACCATGCCCTGGACGAACCAGTCCTGCTGGGTGATCTCCACGAACGGCTGGGAGATGACCGGAGACGGCTGCACCTGGATGTCCGGCCCGGAGAGGTTCTTCCGGAACTGCTTCATGGGCAGCGTGGACACGGCATCGGCAAGCACCGACACCGAGCCGTAGACGGCGGCAACCTCAAGGGCGGTCTTCTCCGACACCACCGTGCCGGCGACCGATCCTCCGAGCATTCCGTTGGACGGTCACCTACGGAGGGGTCGAATCTCCCCAAGGCAGAGTT